CGGATACCCCGATCTCGGACTCCTAGTAATTTAAATTATAGACTCCCTATTAATTAATATTAATATATTAATAATAAATATTATTATATTATATATAATATATATATATAAATATATATAATAATATATATTATAATTAATAATAAATAATTAGACAACTAAAGTTGTAAAAGGTTCAATAAAATATAAATATATTTCACGTCTACAGAAAATAATTATAAGACCTCAAATAGTACTTGACAAGACAAGACTTTTCGTGTATAATATTACGCATAGAGTGAAGGTTTAAACATATGATTAGAGATGAACTACCAGTAGACACGAGTCCAGATCGCTTAACGGACTACAAACTAGATGATCAAGAAATCATCATAGGTAAACGACGTGGTCCTGGCTTTAAGTTCTCTAACCCTAACTACTACAACCTCGAACAAAAGACAGATGCCTGTGCTATGTACTGTGTTTATGGTGACATAGACCAAGTATCCGAACTAACTGGGATTCCAGCTAAGTTCCTAAGAGAGTGGAAGTCTGAACCCTGGTGGACAGAGATCCAAAAGAAAGTCTTTGTTGAACAGAACGAGAAACTAGCAGGACGTATTACAGGAGTTCTAGACAAGTCTCTTGAACACTTGGTTGATAGACTAGATAATGGTGACTTCCTCTGGGATGTTCGTAAATCAAAACTAGTTCGAAAACCAGTTGATACCAAAGTCCTAGCAACAGTATTTAATACCTTGGTTACTCGTAGACAATTGATCCGTGGTGAACCAACAAGCATTACTACACAAGTAGGTGTTGATGATAGACTCAGACTACTTGCTGCACAGTTCGAAAAGTTTGCTGCTTCTAAAGAAGTAGAGCAGATTGCTCCAACAGTTATTGATGTATCCTTTACGGAAGAACCAAATGGCAAATAAAAAGAACTGGATTGCTGAGGCAATCAAGAAACCAGGTGCTCTTAAACAATCTTTAGGTGTTGCTCCAGATAAAAAGATTCCAGCAGGTAAACTAGCTGTTGCAGCTAAGAAACCAGGTAAGATGGGACAACGTGCTCGTCTAGCCCAGACTCTAAAAGGTTTTAAGAAGTAATGCCTAGTTCACCCAACTATAAACGTGATTACACAGCTGAGTACAAAGCTTTCCATGCCTCTCCACAGGCTAAGAAAGACAGAGCAGCTCGTAATAAGGCTTCTAACGCTAAAGGTGCTGGTCCTACTGACGTAGATCATATAAAACCTTTACGTTCAGGTGGGTCTAAAGCCCTTAGTAACACAAAAAAACGTGCAGTCTCAGCCAATCGCAGTGACAATGGTCACAAACCTGGTGAAAAACAGTGCAGAAAATGCAAATAAAACGTACTTGCCCTAATAAAATTAAAGCACTACCTAGAAAACGTAAATAAGATTTAACCAAGTTGGTAAGTCAACAACTTGGATCTGTGTTAGGGCTAGGATGGCCGTCCGAAAAGAGAGATCCCCCTCTCCTGCCCTAAAATTTTTGGGGAGTAACAGGGGATTGTTATGAAACTATGTAAGACATGCCAGGTTTTAAAACCTTTAGAAGCTTTTAGACTACAAAGAGCCTCTTGTAAAGAATGTTGTACTACTTATCAAAGAAATCGTTATATTGAAGTAGGACATATAGTAAGACAGAAGAAAAAAGATTTAACAGAGTCTTCTTGGGTAGAGTATTTTAAAGCAATTATTTACCATAAAAAAAGAATAACTACATTATCTGTACAAGATTTATTAGATCTTTATGAAGAACAAGAAGGTCTATGTGCAATAACAAAAGTACCTCTTACTAGAATACAGGGTAAGGGAAAAGTATTAACAAACCTGTCTTTAGATAGAATAGAAGCTGGTGGACCGTATATTAAAAGTAATCTTAGGTTAGTTTGTTACATAGTAAATATAATGAGACATAATCTAACAGATTCCGAGTTAACTTGGTGGTGCCAGAAAGTAGTAGATGAAACTAACAACTGATATGATACATGGCTTTGCAGGGGCCTGCCTAGCTAAAAGGTATGATGGATCTACTCCTACACCTCAGTGTCATTTAGAGTGGTGGGATTTATGTTGTAGTGAGAATCCATTAGTTGCTATTGCTGCTCCACGGGCACATGGTAAATCTACGGCTATCACTCATGCTTATTTGCTAGCTGCTCTTCTCTTTAGAGATCGCAAGTTTGCTTTAATAGTTTCAGATACTGAGAGTCAAGCAGTTAACTTTCTTTCAGATATCAAAGAAGAATTAATAAACAATGATGATTTGATTAGTTTGTTTGGTGTTAAAGGTCTTATTAAAGACTCACAGACAGATATCATTGTAGAGTTTGAAGATGGAGACCAGTTCCGAGTTCTAGTACGTGGTGCAGAGCAACGAGTTCGTGGTCTTAAATGGGATCAGAAACGACCAGACTTAATCCTTTGTGATGACTTAGAGGGTGATGAACAGGTTCTTTCAAAAGATCGACGTGAGAAGTTTAGACGTTGGTTCTATGCTGCTTTATTACCTTGTCGTAGTCAACACGGTATTGTTCGTATTGTAGGAACGATTCTGCACTTAGATTCACTACTTAATAGGTTAATGCCTCCTGAGTATGATGGTGACTACACTGTAGTAGAACCACTTAGGGTATACTCAAAGCGTAAGAAAGTAGAATGGAGATCTGTTCGGTATAGAGCCCACTCTGAGGACTATACTCAGATACTCTGGAAAGATAGATACACTGCAGACTTCTTTATAGATAAGAAAGATGACTATACTAAACAGGGTATCCCTGAAGTGTATGCTCAAGAGTTCTTAAACTATCCAATTGATGAGTCTACAGCTTACTTTAAACGTACTGACTTTATAGAGATACCGAGATTTACACTTGAAGCTATCAGACATAAAGAAAAGAAACTTGTTTACTACGCTGCTGTTGACTTTGCGATTAGTACCAGAGAGCGTTCAGATTATACTGTTATTGCTATTGGTGGAATTGATAGTGATGGTATTATGAATATCATAGACATTCGAAGAGGTCGTTGGGATGCTCTTGAAATTGTCGATGAAATGTTTGCAGTACAAAAGAAATATGATCCACACTACTTTGTTACAGAGAAGGGTGCGATTGAAAAAGCAATTGGTGCTATCCTACGTAGAGAGCAAATAAGCAGACAGTCTTATATGAATCTGATGCCTATGACTCCTACTAAAGATAAACAAGCCAGGGCTAGAAGCTTCCAAGCTAGATTTAAAGCTGGAGGTGTTAAGTTTGATAAGGGTGCTCCTTGGTATAATGAGCTTGAGGAAGAGATGGTTCGCTTCCCTAAGGCTAGACATGATGACCAGGTAGATGCTTTAAGTTGGCTAGGTCTTGTTGTAGATCAAGTACATGAAGCAGATTCTCCAGAAGAAGAAGCAGAGTACGAGTATCATTTGGCTCAATCACAATCTCAAAACGACGGTAGATCGTCAGTTACAGGGTACTAACATATGAAGTTAGATGTAAAACTAAACATTAACAAGATGCTTACTTCACCTAATATCGTAGATATGTTAGATGATAAAGCTTTAAATACCATTGGTAGTACTGTTCTTACTGAGTTTAACTTAGATAAAGAATCACGTAGTCAGTGGGAAAAACGTGTAGAAGAGGCTATGATGCTTGCTCTACAAGTAGCAGAGACTAAGTCTTTTCCTTGGTCTAATGCTTCTAATATTAAGTTTCCATTAGTAACTATTGCAGCATTACAGTTCCATAGTCGTGCATATCCAGCTTTAGTTCCTACACAAGATATTATTAAGATTGACTGTGAAGCAGATCCAGAGATTTCAGCAGAAGAGCAACAAAAGTATGTAGCTCGTGACAAACGTGTTGAAAAACACATGTCATATCAAATCCTTAAAGAGGATGAGAACTGGGAAGCAGAGATGGACAAGGTACTTATTACAGTACCTATTGTTGGTTGTGCTTTTAAGAAGACTTACTGGAACTTTAATGAAGATCATCCAGTATCAGAGAACATCTTAGCTAAAGACTTTGTTGTTTCGTACTGGACTAAGAATCTTAAGGATTCTCCAAGACAGTCTCATGTATTATACTTAAGTTCTAATGATATCATCTCTCGTCAACGTAGAGGTATCTGGAGCGAGTTTAAATTAAATCCCGTAGAGTCACTACCAAGTGACAACTTAACGACAGCCCAAGAGCGCGCACAGGGCACTAACCAACCAAACAATGATCCTGCAACTCCGTATGAGTTCATTGAACAACATCGTTGGGAAGATCTAGATGGTGATGGCTTCGCTGAACCATACATCGTTACAGTGCATAGACAAACAGGACAAGTAGTTCGTATTGTAGCTAATTACTTTGAATCCTCTATTAAACGTAATGCTAAAGAACAGATCCTTAATATTAAACCTGAGAGTTACTTTACTAAGTATCCATTTATCCCATCTCCAGATGGTGGTTTCTATGATATTGGTTTTGGTATTCTATTAGGTCCATTAAACGAGTCAATCAATACAATCATTAACCAACTGGTTGATGCAGGTACAATGGCTAATACTGCAGGTGGTTTCTTAAGCCGTGGTATTAAGATCCGTGGTGGTAACTACAACTTTGCTCCGTTAGAGTGGAAGCATGTAGACTCTACAGGTGAAGATCTAGCTAAAGGTATCTACCCATTACCAGTACGTGAACCAAGTGGTGTACTTTTCACGCTATTAACTACTTTAGTTAACTATGGTGAGCGTATCATTGGTGCTACAGATATTATGGTTGGTGAGAACGTAGGTCAGAACACACCTGCTACCACTAGCCAAGCAATGACAGAGCAAGGTATGAAAGTATTTGCTGGTATCTTTAAACGTATCTATCGTTCATTGAATGAAGAGCTTCGTAAAGTATATCGCTTGAATCAGTTATACTTACCAGATCAGTATACATTTGGTGGTGGTGGTAAAGTCTATGCATCTGACTATCAAAATGCTCCAACAGACTTACGTCCTTCAGCTGATCCATATATTGTATCAGATACACAACGAGTAATGCAAGCAGAAACACTACGAGCAACAGCAATGTCAGCTCCTGGCTTTAACACATATAAAGTAATGGTTAGATATCTTGAAGCACTTAAGATTCCTAACATTGAAGAGATTTTGCCTGATCCATCTGGTCCGAATGCCATCCAAAGTGGTCCTTCAGAGAAGATACAGATTGAGCAAATGAAGGCCCAAGAACGTCAATTATCAGTACAAATCAAGTTTAAACTTGGTGTAATGAAGTTGGCAGGAGAGGCTGAAATAAATAGAGCTAAGATAACTAAACTTGAAGCAGAAGCAGTCTATATCCTAAAAGAAACAAGTGGTATTGATCAAAACCAAAAAGTTGCATTAATTAATGCACAGATTGGAGCTTTAAAAGCACACCAAGATGGAATTCTCCGCTCTATCGAAACTATGATGAAAGCAACTGAGTTAACAGGAGAAGCACAGTATGGTTCTGACGCAAGAGGAGTTCTTGGATTGGCTGGAGAACCCAGTGACCAAAGCTCTCAAGAAGTCCCTGACCAAGGAACGGGAATATCTTAAAGAGAGTTGGTGCAGGGGAAACCTTGAGAATGAAGAAGAAGTAAAAGGTAGATGTAATGCAGTACTAGCAATTCTTAATATAACTTATGAAGACCTAGTAGAAGGAGTTAGAGATGGAGAATAAGAGTGGGATTCACCCTAAGGGGCACCGAGTTCTTATCTATCCAGAACCTGTTGAACATACCACTGCTAGCGGTATAATCATTAATACAGGTGATAACATAGAGAGAGAACGGCTTGCTCAATTACGAGGTACTATAGTAGAGATTGGTAATACAGCTTGGCATGATCAACCAGAAGCATGGGTTAAAGTAGGTGATAAAGTCATCTTCGGTAAATACTCAGGTTTGATTTACAAGGGTGATGATGAGTTAGAGTATCGTATTATTAATGACCTAGATATTGTAGCAACAGTTAGTTAAAGGAAAAAGAGATGACAGACGAAGTAGTAAGTGGTCAAGAACCGCAGCAAGACCAAGAAGCTCAAGTAGTTAATGAGCAGACTGCAAAAGAAGCCCGTATGTTTGGCTGGGTACCACGGGAGGAATTCCGAGGCTCAGATGAAGAATGGGTAGACGCTGAAGTTTTTGTAAAGCGTGGAAAGGAAATCAATCCTATCCTTCGTAAGAACAATGAAATTCTTATGAAGAAGCTTGATGAAAAATCCAAAGAAATTGATAGCATTAAGGCTGACGTTCAGGAATTTAAAAAGTTCCAGAAAGAGTCTTTTGATCGTAAGCAAGTAGAACTTGAAGTTCAAATTGCAGATTTAAAGACTAGAAAACGTGAAGCTATTGCAGAAGGGAATGGCGATTTAGTTGTTGATATTGACGACCAACTCGATGATATTAAAGAAGCACAGCGTGAAGCTAAGGAAGAGGCTAAGAAAAAGCCAGAGCCTGAAACTCCACCATATAACACAACAGTTCCAGATGATCCAGCTCTACAATCTTGGTTAGGCCGTAATACTTGGTTTGGTGAAGATACAGAGATGACTGATGTAGCTAATGGTTTAGGTTCTTCTGTACGTAGACAATTCCCTCACCTGTCTGGTCAAGATTTTCTAAACAAACTTGATGAAAAGATTACAGAGTACTTCCCTCACAAAGTCCTAGGCAATAAAGCTAGGGGTAGTGCAGTAGATAGTACAGGTAATGTTCGAAGTGAGTCTGGTGGTGGTAAAAAGTCTTATGATAATTTACCTGCAGACGCAAAAGTGGCTTGTGATCGTTTTATTAAAAACGGTTGGATCAAGTCAAAACAAGAATATTTAGACAGTTACGACTGGAATTAAGGAGAACAATTATGGCTAAAGCACTTACACTAGAAGAGAAAAAAGAACGAGCACTTAGTAGAACTGCAGAAACTCGCCCTACGGGTGAACGTGTACGCAATCCATTTAATGGAACTAAAGCTAAGTTAACCGTTAACAAACAAATCCCTGGGTATAAACTGTACATCTTTAATGATGAAGCAGGTCGTATTCAGACCGCACTTGAAGGAGGTTGGCAATTTGTACATCCTGATGAGGTGGGCGGTGTTGGAGAGAGAGTAACGTCAGGTAATACTGACCTAGGAGATAAAGTTAGGTTCCTTGTAGGAACATCCGAGAAAGGTGATGGAGCTTATGCTTACCTGCTTAAAATTAAGCAAGAATGGTGGGATGAAGATCAAGCTGCATTGCAAGAACGTAATGACTTGGTAGATGATGCTATCCGTAGTGGAACGAATGCTAAACCTGGTACTAAAACAGAAGGCTTCTATACACCACGTGAAGGTATTAAATACCAAACTCGATAAATCTAAAAGGAGTCTTTTAAATGGCTAACGCAAATACCCCTCGTGGGTTGTCTCCAGTAGGTACTATTACTGGTGCAGCCTTCAACGAACAGGGCCGTCTTTATGCTATTGCTAACGATGCTACTAACACATACGCTATTGGCGATGTTGTTAAAGTAGCAGGTGGCAGTGACACAAATGGCGTACCTTACGCAACAAAAGCAGCATCAACAGATACACCAGTAGGTGTTATTGTTGGTATCCGTGTTTCTGATCCAAGTGTATCTCTAGTAGGTACTACTTTGGCTCTTAACACAATCTATCTACCAAAAAGCTCTGGCTTACGCTATGTGTTTGTTGTAGATGATCCTTCAGTTATTTTCCAAGTAGAGTCTGATGCTACAGGTGTGGCAGTTGGTGATGTGTTTAAAAACACAGGTCTTACAATTACAGTTGACCAAACATCATTAGCACAAGCTTCACCATTATCAAGCACAGTTGTAGATGCTGCTTCAATTAAAGCTATTGGTACTTCTGGTTCATTGGCATTGCCATTGCAAATCATTGGTCTAGAGCAAATTGAGAACAATGCTGGTGGTGCTTATTCTAACGTCCTGGTTAAATGGAACAAACATCAGTTCTTAAACCCAGTTGGCACTGCTTAATTTTTAGGAGAATAATATGGCTGGTATAATTACAACAGCAAGTCACCCTAAGGCTCTCTGGCCTGGGATCAAGGCTTGGTGGGGTCAAGTTTATGACGAACATGCGACAGAGTATGACAAATTGTTCGATTCAGATTCTTCATCTCAAAACTATGAAGAAGACGTACAACTAACAGGTTTTGGTCTAGCACCTCGCAAATCTGAAGGTTCAGGCGTTTCTTATGACTCAGAGATCCAAGGCTTTACTACTCGTTACACTCATGTTGCCTATGCTTTAGGTTACATCGTAACGAAAGAAGAGTTGGATGATAACTTGTATGAGCAAGTATCTCGTCGTCGTGCTGCAGCTCTAGCAATGTCTTTCCGTCAAACGAAAGAGAATGTTGGTGCTAACGTTTACAATCGTGCTTTCTCTGGTACTTATTTAGGTGGTGACGGTGTGGCATTATGTGCTACAAACCATCCTAACGTATCAGGTGGTACTTTTGCAAACAAACCAACAGTAGACGCTGACTTGTCAGAAGCTTCTTTAGAAGATGCATTGATTGCAATCATGGGTTTCCAAAATGACCGTGGTTTACTAATCAACGTAATGCCTCGCTCTTTAGTGGTAGCTCGTCAAAACTGGTACAATGCAAATCGTATCTTAAAATCTACATACACTCCAGGTTCTGCAGACAACTCTATCAACGTGTTGAAAGCAACTAACGCATTACCAGAAGGCATTGTAATGAACCATTACTTGACTTCTCCAAATGCATGGTTTGTACGTACGAATATCCAAAATGGTTTGAAATACTATAGCCGTGTTGGTATTCAATTCGACCAAGATAATGACTTCGATACTATGAATGCGAAAGCAAAAGGTTACGAACGTTATTCATTCGGTTGGACAGATCCACGTGCAGTTTATGGCGTTAATGGTCCGTAAGTAGGCTAAGGGGCTTAAGGCTTAAAACGCTTTTATAAGTCCCCTCCTATTATTGTAAAGGAATAAATATGTCATATCCGATTCAAGAAGCAAAGGGCAAACGCCCTCCAGTACCACCAATTAAAAAGAAATAAATTATTATCTAGGAATCTCGCTTATACAGACTGTCCTAGCAGACGTTATAGAGACGGTATAAGCTAAGTGCTATAACACAAAAGGAATTTAAAAATGGCTAATACACACTTCAGTGGTCCAGTATATTCAACAAATGGCTTCGTAGCAGGCTCTGGCTTAAAAATCACAGCAATATTAGGCGCTTCTGCAGCCTTAAATTTTGCGTCTATCGCAGCAGCAGCTTCAGAAGATTTAACAATCACAGTAACTGGCGCATCTGTAAATAACGTTGTATCGTTAGGTTTGCCAGCAGCTCCAGCCGCAGGTTTAGTATTTAACGCTTTTGTTTCAGCCGCAGACACAGTAATTGTTCGTGCATCAAACATTACTGGTGTAGCTGTTGATGCAGCTTCAGCAACCTATAGTGTTGTTGTGACTCAAGTCGCAGCAGCATAATTAGGAGGTCAACATGGCTAATGTAACCTCAATTCAAATCCTACAAGATGGTGACCGTAATGTGGTTATCAAACTTGTAGGTAAATTAGATACAAGTAATGTATCATTAGCAACTCTATTAGATCCTGCAACATTAGCAGCAGTTAATGCTTCATCAATGAATCCACAACAAGCTACTAGTCTTGCTATTGAGTCAGTTGCTTTTGATGTTCAAGATGGCTTAGTTGTAGGTTTATACTGGGATGCTACTGCAGATGTACCTATTTGGTACTTCTCAGGTCGTGATAAGATGAACATGGAATTTACTAACTTCTTGCAAAACAATGCAGGTGCTGGTAAAACAGGTAAGATCTTATATGATACTTCAGGTTGGACATCAGGTGTTTTAACTTTTTCACTAGTAATTCAGTGTATTAAACAGTGGAGCTAATATGGAAGAGATCATAGGGTTATTGTTTCATGCTCGTAACATAGCGCATAAAGAGCATCTCAAAACTAAAAGCTATGCTCAACATATGGCTCTAGGGTCTTTCTATGATGAAGTAATAGAACTAGCTGACAAGTTAGCTGAAGCTTATCAAGGGGATGAGGGTATCATGAAAGATATTCCTCTCTTCAATAAAGAAGCTGACTGTATGATAGACGACTTTCTAGTTAAACAAGTTAACATGATTGAGAAGCTTCGTACTAGTGCTACTAAACGAACAGCTATTCAAAACATTATTGACGAAGTAATAAGTTTATACTTGAGTACTATTTATAAATTAAGAAACTTATCATGATACTTACAAAGTCTAAAGTAAAAGAAATGTCTATATCTGCTGTAATTACTAGAGCAGACGGGACTGTTGAGGACTTGGGTGCTATTCAATACTGGCACTCAAATCCCATTAAACGTATTATTTGGAGAATTAAAACATGGCTACAGTCTTAGTTAATACTGGTAAGGCAATTGTAACTAATTACTTAGCTGGCGGAGCTGCTACACAACCTAAGTACATTGGTTGGGGAACAGGTGCTGGTACAGCTGCTATTACAGATACAACCTTATTTACAGAGAATGGTTCTAGAACAACTGGCACAGCTTCTCAAGTTACAACAACAACTACCGATGATACCTTTCAAGTAGTAGGTACATTAACAGCTGGTTCTGGTTTGACCATTACTAATGCTGGTACTTTTGATGCTGCTGTGGCAGGTAACTTGTTTGTTAAAGGTGACTTTACTGGCTTAGTCTTAGCTAGTGGTGACTCAATTCAGTTTACTATTAAAACTCAGTTTAGTTAATGGCACTTAATGGTACAGATATTAATAGAGTTGCAATTAATGATGGTGACAATGTAACTTTAAAACCATCGTTAACTGTAAACTCTACTAGTACAAGTCTGTTTGTAAGAGGACTTGATAAGTTTATGTCTGTTGTTCAAACAGTTGTTCCAACAATATCAAAAATAGTAAATCATTACTTGACTTTACTAGCAAATTCTGGTATAATAATAACTATAGTTAAAACTGTTAATACTATACTAACTGTATTAAGTACTAGTATAACTACAATAGTTAATCAAATTAATAAGATATTAACTAATACAGTAACAAGTATAGTTACTATAATTACAGCTTCTTTCTTTTATAAAGTTCTATCTGTAGTTTCAACTGTAACAACCACTCTAGATAAGTTAATATTAAAGCTTCTTAAAGCTACATCGAGTGTCACAGCAATACTAGCTAAGGTTAGACTTGTGACGTTAAATGTAGTATCTAATGTTCTAGCAGTCCTAATACCAAACTTCATATACTTTGTAGGTCTTCTTAGCAAGATCTATATTTATGCTGAAGATAGACGTAGGTCTGTTAGTCTTACAAAATTCCGTAAAATCGTTGTAGACAAAGTAAGAACTGTCTTCATTACTAAGGATGATCTAGTATGAGTGGTAACTTCTCATATAAATTAACTACTGAGAATGAGCTCTTTACATTCGACTTTAGTCCAATTTTAACAGCCGTTGAAACTATATCAACAGCAACATGTACAGTCCAAGTTCGAGATGGCTCTGATCCTAACCCTAATGCTATTAAGGTTGGGACTCCCTCTATTAGTGGTCCTCTTGTAGTACAACGTATCTACGATGGTATCAATGGAGTTATCTATCGTCTTGAGATGACTGTTACAACAAGCCTAACTAATACCTACACCTTAGTTGGTGACGTAGCTGTGTTCTTACCTATTGAGGTGTAAACGTGAGTTATACCCCACGCTATGATCATGGAGACTGGATTGCAGATTGTGATCTTTGTGGTCGCAAGTACAAAGCAAGTCAGTTAATCAAACGCTGGGATGGGTTAATGTGTTGTGAGGATGACTGGGAAATACGTCAACCACAAGACTTTGTTCGAGGAGTGGCAGATACTCAGATTGCTCCTTGGCTTCGCCCTGAACCTACAGATAGTTTTATTAGACTCTATGGTAATAGTAAACTAGTCAATGGCTATTCACCAAATACTTACATTCTAGGATAACCCTATGTCTCGTCCTTTATTTACCAATAATGCTGCTACTACTTTAGCAGATACTATTACTACAGTTAGTACTTTACTTGAAGTAACTGCAGGAACAGGTCAATACTTTCCATCACCCTCTGGCGGTGATTTTTTTATGTTGACCTTAATTCAAGCTAATAATACCTCTGTAGCTGAGATTATTAAATGTACTTCTAGATCAGGGGATATTCTTACTGTTGTTCGTGGACAAGAAGGTACTGCTCCACAGACATTTACTCTTAGTGATAATGTAGAATTACGCATTACTGCTCAAAGTTTAAACTTTTTTTCAAGTAATATTGCAAGTAATTCTCAACAATACTTTACAGCTACTGCAGGACAAACTGTTTTTAGTCTTAGTTTTTCATATGATATAGGTTTAAATACTTTATTTGTTTTTGTAAATGGTAGTAAACAAATAGTTAGTTTAAATTATTTAGAAACTTCAACAACGTCAATAACATTTTTAGCTGGTTTAAATCTAAGTGATATTGTTGAAGTTGTTACAGTTTAGGAATAAGTAATGGCTAAAATGAAATTTGCAAATAATGCTAACACTACTTTAGCATCTAGTTTAACAGCTATAGCTACGTCTATGAGTGTTACATCTGCTAGTTCTTTTCCAGTTCTAGTTGGAACGGATTACTTCTACTGTACTCTTACTGACGTTGCTACTAATCTAGTAATTGAAATTGTAAAGGTAACAGTTACTACAGGTACAACTTGGACTATAACTAGAGGACAGGATGGTACAACTGGTACTGCCTTTGCTGCAGGGGACACAGTATCTCTTCGCTTAGTTCGTGCTAGTCTTGATGACTTTCCTAAGTTAGATGAAGCTAATACATTTACTGGTGTTCTTACAGCTAGTGGTGGTGTTGTGGGTAACCTTACAGGTAATGCCTCAACAGCTACAACATTAGAAACTGCACGTAACATTGCAGGGGTAAGTTTTAATGGCTCTGCTGATATTACGATAGCATTAGATAATCTGTCTGATGTAGTTATTGCTACACCCACCGTTGACCAAATACTTAAATACAATGGTTCTGATTGGGTTAATGGTGCGGCTAATAGTATTAGTGGGGGTAGTGGGATTGAGTTCT